TTTTGGGAAGGTTTTCGTTCTTGGGGATAGCACATGCAACAAGTCGCCATTGGTGTCGCACCCGCGAAGCCGCCTTATGTCACCTTCGAATATCGGCCGATTGAAGATCGCGAGGCGAGCTTGAAGGAAAAGCGTTACGTCGCGAAGGACGTGGCCTTTGCCATCATCACTCCGCCGGGATCGAAGGACCGCATTCCGCAGCAAGTTGACTTCTGGTTCGAAAAGCTCACGAATGAAGTCGCAGCGGATCGTTACCCAAGCCAGTGGCTCGAGCACTACCGTGCACTCTATGCTGCGTGGAAGGCGGGGAACGAACTGCCGATCGATGGCACGAGCGTGAAGAATTGGAACCAAGCCTCCCCAGCCCAGATTCGCGCCATGCTCGACCTCCACATCATGACCGTCGAGCAAATGGCCGAAGCAAATGAGGAAACCGTCGCGCGGCTGGGCATGGGCGGTCGGGCCCTCCGTCAACAAGCCAAAGACTACATCACCACCGCGAATAGTCAAGCGGCTGAAATCGCCTCGCTGAGGAAAAAAGTTGCTGAATTGGAGGCTGCCAAAGCTCAACCTGCCGCCGCTACGGTGAAGTAATGTCAATTGCCCTCTACCATCGCTACAGCGATAGCGTCACGACCCGCGACAACGACCCTGTCGTTAACGCGACGGTTACCATCAGGCGATGGGACGGGGCTGCAATCAATGTGTTCAGCGGCCCCTCCGGGGGCTTGATCACAAATAGCCAAGTGATGACCGGGCCGGGAGGTGTTTTTACCTTCTACGGTAACCCGGGCATCTATCAGCTAACCGTTACAGGCGTCCCCGGGATCGATCCGATCGTCTATTCCGACGCGGAGATTCCTGACTTCGGCACGTCGAAGATCCTCGACGTCACGAAGGCTCCCTACAACGCCAGTACCGAAGACGACGACGCGACGGCGAAGATCCAACAGGCTATCGACGACGCTGATGAAGCCGACGACGATTGGTGGATCTTCATGCCGGGGATGTTTAAGGTCGGACGACTTGTCATTCCTGACACGGTTAACATCCTTTGCAATTCGCTGTCGGACGCAGGGTTCCGGAAGGTTTCGTCCTACTATGGCCCGGTTGTTGAACTGTGGCCGAAGACAAATCGGCTAAGCAATACCCGGAAAAAGCAATACCTTCGCGATATGAAGGTAGATGGCAATTTGTCCGGGCTGATCAAGATTGAAGGCACGGTAACCGGAGCAAGTGACACCATCACCGGTGTCACTGGGGACGACTTCTCCCTTGTTCAACCTGGATATCTGATCGAAGGCAACGGGATTCCAAAGCCAACCTTCGTGCTGTCGAAAACAGCAGATACGATCACAATGTCGCAGGTTGCCACGCAAGGCAACCCCGGCGCGCCGAAGCTAATCGTGCGGGAAGCCTATACGGTCACCGCAACTGCCGACACCACCAGCAAGGTTCTAACAACAAGCGATGACGTGACGGGGATTGTTCCCTACATGCGATCGCTTGGGGATAATCTCGAATCCGATGACGACCTGTCGTCGTGGACGCGGGTAATGGCGGTTGCGCCTGGGCAGATTACCCTCGACCGCGTGCCAAAGTCAAACGGCATTTTCCTTTTCACTGCCTTTCGCAAAGACGACGGCGTACTGGTTGTCGAGGGTATCCAAGCCGAAGGCTACGAAGACGGCGATGAGTACGCAGGCATTGATATCATGGGCCTGCAAGTCACAGACTGCGCAGGCACAGCCTTCGCTGTGCGGCCGAAACGAGACCAAGTTCAGTGCAAATTCTCGAAGTTTAGCGCCTGCTATGGCCGCGGGTTGTCGAGCAGCGCGAGTAACGATTCCTACTACGTCCGGACGAGCAGCGGCTCGCATTGGGAAGAGTGTGTATTCATCGCTGCCCAAGCCACCCCACGGTGGTCAGGGGAAGCCTACCAAACCTATCAAACCGATAAGTACTGGGACGTAACCATCCGTGGAGTTCGCGAGTGGACGCTTGAGAACTTCGATATCAACGGACGAATCAAGGTTGTTGGTCAAGGGGTCGACGAAGACAACGAACCGATCCCGATCATGAACATTATCGGGGGGATCTTCAAATTCACCGATAAGAATATGGTTCATGACGGATCGACACCTTCGTACATGCACGTCATCAAAGCCTACGTCAATGTCATCGGCGGTGGGTTCAAGCCGGATAAGAACTCCGGCGCACGGCCGCAGCACATCGCAACCACCGAAAACGACGGTCGGGTGCTGCTCATCGGCCAGCACTGGACTGACGACCCGACGAAGGATCACTGCCCTTACAGCGTTGCGATTACAGATGGGACCAGCCAGGTTGTTGCATGGCACATTGATGACAAGACTGGCCGGCTGATCGAGCAGGAAGGCACCTTCACCCCAACTGTCACCTACGCAACGCCGGGCGATCTGACAGTCGCTTACGCCACTCAGTACGGCTACTATTCGTTCTCTGCCGGAATGTGCAGAGTTCATTGCATCGTCGAATTCACTCCGACATTCACGACTGCTAGCGGCACCTTCCGCGTGGAGGGCAACACGCTACTCCCACACGCCGCAGTCGCGCAGCACCCACTATCCGTAGCTTCGACGAAGAATACTACTTCGTGGGGAGCTGGCTTCACGCAGCTCGTTGGGCAGCTTACTTCCGGCGGGAAGTTCCAAGTCCTCGCCACCGGCTCGGCGAAAACTGCGAAGAATTTCGATGTCGGGGATGTTGTCAGCGGCGTCGCACATCGCTTTGAGTGGTTTGGGCAGTTCCGCCTGATCGACACCCCACCGCCGTAAAGGAATCCCATGCCAATCATTCTCCCAATCGACAGTGGTGGTGGCTCCGGCGATGGGTCAACTCCTTCCCCGGCTGGGGGACAGACACTGCTCCAGCTCGTCAACGAATTCGCCGACCGCAACGGTCAACCGCAGGTCGGAGCCATCTTCGGCACGACCGATCCCGGGGTGCGGCAGTATCGCGGCCTGATGAATGAGCTTTGCGATGACTTTGTCACTCGTGCGATGTGGCAGTGGAACATTCGTGAAACAATCATCACGACAGGGTCGACCGAGCTAATCGGGTCGATGTTCGAACTCGCCGGGCCGGATTATAAGGGGATCGTTCCACGAACTTTCTGGGACCGCACAAATAGCCGGCCGGTAGAGTTTATCAACTTCGAGCAGCTGCAGGTCCGCAAAGCCGCGAATACCGCCGGTCCCTATAACGAGGTCTATCTCAAGCAAAATAATCTCTACACGTGGCCAGCCCCAACTGCCGGCTTGGTCTGGGCATGCAACTTCTATTCCCGTCACTTTGTCATCAGCAACGATGGCGCGACGACCTACCGCTACTGGCATGCCGACGATGACCTCTGGTTCTCCGACGACGCAATCCCGCTAGCCTGGCTGTCGTGGAAGTGGCTGCAGAAAAAGGGCCTCGACTACGCCGAGGAATTTGCAGCCTACGAACGGCTGTTGCAAAGCTTTGGCGGTACGGACGCTCCGAAGCCGACCCTCCGGCTCGACAATCCCGAACCCGTTGTTCGCCCCGGCATTCTCGTTCCTTCGGGCAGCTGGAACCTCCCATGATGCTCACTCCGCAGAGGCAAAAACGGCCCGGCCGGCAGCCAATTCAGCTCCCCGCTAGCATCCCCGCCCCTGTTCGAGGGTGGAATGCGAAGGATCCGGAAGCGGCAATGGCGCCCGGCTATGCGCTGTATCTCGAGAACTTTTGGCCGACGCCGACAGAAGTAGAAGTCCGGCCCGGGGCCCTTGACTGGTCAACCGACTACGATGACCCCGTGCTATCCCTGATGGCGTACAAGTCTGCCTCGGGTACAGCGAAGCTCTTCGCCGGGACTGATGGGGGGATCTTCGACGCGACTTCCTCCGGCGCGGTTGGGGGAGTGGCAAGCGCGATCACAAACGGCAAGTGCAGCCACGTGCTCTACACCACGACTGGTGGGAGCTTCCTCGCTGTCGTCAACGGCACCGACGACTACAGGTATTACAACGGAACTACCTGGACGACTGTTGCGACCTTCGTTCTCGGCGGTGGGACGATCAACACAAACACGCTGGATATCGTCCACTCTCACAAGCGCCGATTGTTCTTCATCGCGAAGAACAGCATGGATTTCTACTACCTTCCAGTCGATACGATCACCGGGACGGTGCTTCGCTTCCACATCGGCGCCTTGTTCAAAAAGGGCGGAAATCTCGTTGCAATGGCGACTTGGACTATCGATGGCGGGGATGGCGCGGATGATTATGCAGTCTTCGCGACATCGGAAGGACAGCTTGCTGTTTACCAGGGGCTAGATCCTGCAACCGATTGGGCTCTTGTGGGAGTCTATGATCTGGGGCCACCGCTGGGGAAGAAATGCTTTCGCAAGTACGGCGGGGATCTGCTTTACCTCTCCACAAACGGAGTGTTCCCGCTGTCACAAGCGTTGAAGCCGCAATCGTCCCAACAGGCCGCGGCGATTAACCGCTTGGTCGCGAAGCCCTTTCTCGAAGCCGTTCGGCTCTACTCTGTCAACTACGGCTGGCAGATCACGGACCTTCCATCTGCCTCCCTCCTGCTCATCAACATCCCAGTCTCGGGCGGCGCGACGCAGTTCCTCATGAACACCGAGAGCGGCGCCTGGTGTAACACAGCAGGCTGGGACGCGATTTGTTGGGAAGTCCTCAACGACCAGCTCTACATGGGCATGGCTACGAAGGTGGCCAAGGCTTGGGTCGGTACACAGGATTTCGGCTCTTCGATCACCGCTGTTGGGAAGACCGCATTCTCGTACCTGAACGCCCCTGGTAACAAACAGGTCAAGCTCATCCGCCCGATGGTAAAAACAGCCGGGCAAGCATCAATCAACATCGAAGTCGACACGGATTTCAAGGACGCCAACACTTACTCTGCCCCTGTCTTCGGCACCGCCAGTGGCTCCCTCTGGGGGACTGGTGTTTGGGGCACTGCCGTCTACGGCGGCAGCCCGAAGCCCAAGCTCGACTGGCTCACTGCCGCGTGCCCTCCCGCCTATTGCGCAGCTATTCGCTTGCGCGTAATTTCCTCTGGTGCTACAGTCTCGTGGACCGCGACGGATCTACTCTACGAGCAAGGCGCACTGAAGTGAAGAAAATCCTGCTCCATCAAGACGATTTCGTCGGGAGCTGGGTTTTGCGGAGAACTGGTGGAGGGGCTTGGACCCCAGGTCGAGGGACCGGAATTGGGCTGATCGAAAACAACGAAATGCTCGCGGGAGTGCTCTTTGATTCCTACAACGGCGCAAGTGTCTGCATGCACGTCGCCGCGGTCGAAGGGAAGCGCTGGATGACACGGGACTATCTGTGGCTGTCCTTCGCTCTTCCGTTCATGCAGTGGAATGTGAAAAAGATCATCGGCCTCGTTGGCAGCGCGAATACCGCTGCTCGAGAGTTCGACGAAAACCTGGGATTTGTCCTTGAGGCGACCCTCAAAGATGCCCACCCTGACGGCGACCTGCTGCTCTACACAATGCGCAGGGATCAGTGCCGATGGTTGAACATCAAGTTGAGGAACTGGCCATATGGGCAAGCCCAGCGCACCCCCGAGCCCGAACTACCAGCAGCTGATCCAGCAACAGGGTCAGCAGGATAGGGAAACGGCGGGTTTCAACGCAGGCCTCAACCGCGTTGATCAGTACAATCCCTACGGTTCGAGTACCTGGACTCTCCGTCCCGGGGCGAATCCGCTGAACCCTCAGCCCGGGGATTACATTCAGACAACTGCGCTGAATCCTGAACAGCAACAAATGTTCGACACGAACCAGGGGATTAGCTCTGGGCTGTTGGACCAGTCTGCTGGGATGATGGATCGTGTCCGCGGGGCGTATGGGCAAGGATTCGATACGTCGAATCTACCTAGCTTCACTGGAAGCGTCGGGCAGGGTTTCGA